TGTCTGAACGAGTTGCCTACAATAAATTCACCATCTTCAGTTCCTACAGGTTTCGCATTAAACATAATTGCGCGTGAACGTAGATCATCTCTTGGATCTGCACCAAAACCAGCTTTCGGTCCGAATACTACTCTAGCCACGGCAGGTTTAGTAGGAGATCCTCCACCAGATAATGTAACGCTTGCAAAGTTAAATCCTTGTCCCATTTCAATTGCATTAGGTGCACCTGAACTATCGTCATTCATTACAATCTTAACAACGGCTCCACCACTGACTGTAGCACTGGCATGTGCACCAGAGTTTGTAGTTAAATCTCCGTCACCTGTGATTGTAACAGTCGGGCCAGATGAATAACCTGCGCCACCCGAATCTAAGCTAATACCTACAATTTGTCTACCAGGTATTGCAGCAGTTTGAACAGCAAGTTGTTCTACGTCAGTCGCAGGAGATGAACTGTCTGTTGCACCTTGTAATTTAACTGGAATAAAGTTTGCAGATTTATATTTTGCTGCATCTAAAGTTCCAACCGTATATAATAATTTCCATGCATAACCGTCTGATGTTATTATACCTTTTGTAGAAGAACCAGTTGGTTCAACAGTCGAAGGCTGTGCAACACCAGCTGAGTTTGTACCTTGACGAAGACAAACATAAACAGCGTTATTGGCAGTCATCGCATAATAAGGAATAGTTGGATGAGCCACAACTGAATCATCATATGCAGCATAAGTTGTACCGGATGTCCAGTTAACTCGTGGAATAACGAATGAATAGTCTGATGCTTTTTTTACAGACTGAAGACCGTGTCTGAAATTACGTTGTTCTTTCTCGCTATTTTCTGGAGTAGGAGCAACATCAGAGTCATTCCAATCTTCACTTCTTGATATACCAATATAGTAGTTAACCGAAGCAGAATCTGCATCATTCTTAAATTCATCGATAAATCGTCTTCTCATATCTGCTGTAATTGTTGCTGCCATTTTACTTTCCTTAAAGTATTATCTCGTTTATGCTACGGTTAGTGCTGGAACTGTACCAGAAGTTGCTTGATTACAAAGTACCCAAGTTGCTCCAGTCCATAATAGTTCTGCTACTGCATATTGCGCAAGCGCTACAGTAGTTCCGTTTGCAAATGTTGCTGGAGTAATTGTTGCAACTCCGGCTCCTATATTAATAAATTTTTTAATTTGTCCATCAGTATCACCATTGATAAGTGATATTGCAATTGCTCCACCGTTATTTAAAATTGTTAATGGAACTAACGCCGATGCTGCACCTGTACCAGTTACAGTCTCTTTCGTGAGACTTGCCTTACTATTAATAATAAGTGAACCAGTACCTTTAGCTGCTAATGATAATGATACGTTCGTATCTCCACCGACAGCATTCAGTGTCGGAGTATTACCTGTTGCCGCGTTTGTTAATTCTACATGGTTAACTGCAGATGCCGTAGTTTGAAATACAAGTTCTTCGTTACCATTCGCATCTGCTATGAAACCAGCATCTGCAAATTTAGGTGTCGTAAGTACAGGACTTGTAAGAGTTTTATTTGTGAGTGTATCTGTTGTAGCTTTACCTACAAGTGTATCTGTTGCAGCCGGAAGGGTGATCGTTACATCTGCAGTAGAAGCAGGTCCAATCAATGTAGCAGAGTTTGTTCCGTTATCAGTATCTTCTTTAAATAAAATACTCCCAGCTGAACTTGAACTACCTGCTAGAACCGGAGCTGTTAATGTTAATGTAGATCCTGAAAGCAAAACTGTACCAGTCGCATCTGGAAATGTAATAGTTCTATCTGCTGTCGGATTAGTAAATGTTAAAGTAGTTTCATGATCATCGGCACTGGTACCTTCTGCAACAATTGAGTTATTACCGAACTGCATATTCGTAGTAGGAGTAATACTATCTCCACCTAATATTGTATAAATTTCTGAAAAGTTAGCATTGATCTTTGTACCAGCCCCACGTAACGTGTCACCAGTATTATCGTTTGCTGCTGCTCCAGTGTTTATTGTTTGTCTTGCCATTTTCTAACCTATGAGTTGTAACTATTTATACGTTTTATTATGCGGAATCTGTATAATAACTAAATTCATCAGCATCGAATGTTGTTAAGCTATTTGACATACTCATGTTGCCGCCAACCACTGCATCTGAATCGCCATCAAATGTCTGACTAGTAATTCTAGTAGCATCGAATAGTCCGCTGAATGTATTCTCGAGATAACCGATTGTTCCGAACTGATTAACTGAAAGTGAACCATAATCAGAATCAACTGTTGCAACATTGAAAACTCCGCCTTTATCGAGAGTAGATGTAGTCGAAGCAGTAACCAATCCGTGATCAAGTATATTAACAAATGGTGGTCTGAGATCGATTGTAGGCGCATTCGCAGAATCGCTAAAGTCTGTAACAGATATTCTATTAAAGTCGATACGATAAGATCCACCTGGTGTAGAACCATCTGAATCGTATGGTTTCTTCGTAACGCCGATAATACCAGATAGATCTTGAAGACCAGCTGGTGCAGCATTCGCAAGGCCTACAAACTGTGCATCTCCTGCAGCTTCAGGTACACTAATAGGCATAAGATCAAAGCTGATATCTGCATTCTTAGTTGCTATCTGTACTTCTGCTCCAACAAACATACCTGCAGGATGCGCAAACAGTTTATATAATTCTAACCATTCATTTGAAGCAATACCTAGTTTAATAAGTATTCCCCAAAACTGATATATTGTAGGATCAGTAATTCTCAATCCAGTTTCTGGACCTATTGTACTACCAACTTTAAATACAAGATCTTTACCATAAACTATATCTGGTGTTTCACCAAAGAACATTTTGAAGAATCTTTCGATACCAAACTTAGTACCTTTAGATCTATAAAAGTTATTTGACAAACCAGCAGCAGTACGTTGATCTAATGCACCTTCAATATAGTTTTGACCGAGTAATAGTTCATCTTCTATAAACGTAAGATTTGATTTTGCGGTCTGTGATATATCTCGAAGCGTAGGAATGGTTTTTATTTGATTACCGAAGTTTCCACTTGCATCTAAGTCATCATAGTATTTTTCTAATAGAGTAATAAGTTTAGGATTATCTTCTCTAAACCATTCGGGTAATGCCTCAGCAATTAGATTCCCAGTGAAATCTAGTTCGCGTCTTCCTATATCTGAAAGAGTTTTATCCATCTTTAGTTTTCAGCTTCTGTTGTTACTGCAGTAATAGTACTGGCACCTGCATCATACTTAATAATATTATTTCTTTCAGGAGCAATCGCACTTTGGTTTGCAGGTATTACTGCTATTTTAATATCAGTAGCTCCTCCAAGTAAACCTGTCGGTCTGAATGCAGTAATAGTTAATACACCAGTTGTAGTACTGAATGATCCGATATTATCTACAAGAACTGTATTAGTACCAGATTCTACTACTTGTAATTTATTAGTGGCCACATTTGCACTTTGTTCGTTTAGAATTCGACATGGATTTCCATCAACTAAGAATGTAGTACTTCTCACTACTTGATCATCAAAGCTTGGTGAGGCTTTTGCAGAAGGCGCGGCAATAACAGAAGGGAATGTAAGTATAGCTGAATTAAAGGTATTGACCGTAGGAACGATTCTTTGTTGCATTCTTATAATAGATCTTGATGAAAGTACAGCAGCACTGACTTCATCAACTTTTGTTAACATCGCAGATCTTCTAAATGATTTTTCAAACTTACCAGTGTTAGCAGTAAAATAAGCATCGATTGCTGTTTTAACAGAAGTAGTAATCGCGTTTGTAGAAAGTGCAGTCAAGTTAGGATTGATCTGATAGAATAACTGAGTTTCAATAAATGTTTCGACTGGATCTGCAAACTCTACATTAAACGATATCACAGCAAGTTGTTTAACAAGTTCTATTATTGCATCTTTAGTAGCCGTCTGAGTAGCTTCAGTCACATCATCTTCAAAATCGATTGCTGAGAATACAGTACCAAACTTAGGCTCTGGATTATCTTGACCACCCCACGATATAATATCATTAATCAATGTAGAAAAGTTTCGATTGATGATAGCAGTATAATCTTCGGGTGTAACCATTCTATTCTGCGATGCATATTGAAATGGCGCATTAGTACGAATCGAAGCAATCGTTTCTTTTTCATCGCCACCAATCGCAGATGCAGTCGTTGAAACAGTAAGAGTTCGAGCAGAACCAAGAACAGTCACAGTATCAAGAGCAGAAAATGCTTTTGCAGTATTTGCTACAGCTCCTTGAGTAGAAAGATATTCTACAGTAATTGTGTTACCAGCCGCAGGCGCAAGACCAAGAATTCCGTTACCACCAAATGATAACTGATAGAATCCGTTAGGAGCTTCTTTTAAAATGTAAATAGTAGATGTAGCCGAGATAGTAGTAGCGTCAGTAATATTAGTATATACACTACTTGTACTTCCATCTATAACTCTTACGATTGCAGTATCTGCATCAAGAGTTGCATCTGGAATCATATAAACGTCGGCTTCATTGAACTCGCCAACATTAAATGTCTTTGTTTTTAGAGTACCTTCGAATATTGGAATAGAAGTAGAATTGTCTGTTGTTTTGAATTGATATAAACCATTGCCATCGTCTTCTGCAGTATGAACTTCTCTTGTTTGAAATGTGTATGTGACATCATCAACAGATGCTGAGAATCGAGTATTAATAGGAAGATCAATAGTAGTTGGTCTGCCACTGATACCTGCTAAACTCAATGTAACTCCAACTGTACCTTTTGCAGATGTAGCAGTATCTGGTACATAACCGATACCAGTTGCAAGTGATACGACACTAGATCGTAGTTGTGCGGTACCAAGAAATGATTCATTCAATGCAAAGTTTGTAGTTAGTCCGTTAATGTGCGTATTATATGCAAGCACGTCAAGAATATTTGAGAGACCAGATGCTTCAAAATCATAGTCAGCAAATTCTGATGTATTTTTTAAATACGTTTTCAGATTAGTTTTTATGTTTATAAAATCTAATGCGGTTGAGTTAATTGTTGTTGCCATATTATCTTAGCCTCGCAAGCGTAGTATTGAATCGTACGAATTCGTCTGAGTTTATTATTCTAAATTCTACAGTTACACTAATAGAATTTCTATCTGGCTTTGCTATTGCAGTAACGTTTAATGCTCGTGCTCTTGGTTCAAATGCATTAATAGCGTGTTTACAATTTTCTTCAATATCTTCTTCTGAATCATCATCAGCAAGATCAAATAATAAATCTCTGAGATTAGCGCCAAATTTAGGTTGAAAAGGTTTCTCATAATGATTTGTGAGCATTAAGTTTTTAACTGCCTGTTTTACCGCGGCCGCATCTGTCTTCTTAAAAATCTCTCCACTTGGTTTTGCTGCAAACGTAAGATCTATATCTTTATAGACTCTAGTTCGAGATCCAATAATAGAACTCGATCCTAATCTTACGTCTTCTGCTGATAGTTTAGTGGCCATGATTATCTCTTTTAGTTACCTTTATTTATAACAGTTTTATTAATTATTCATTGCATAAGTAAACCATGCATCAGATTTCCATGTCACAATTGTCTTTTTATCGTAACCACTGGTTTTATGGTTTTGGGCACCCAACATATCAAGATGCATTGTAGTATTACCTAAATAAGTTTTAGACATACC